GGTTCTCCAAAGCCACCTTCTGGTCCACCCAATTCTGTTCCCGCATCTGTAGCAATAGTACCATCTGCCTTCTCGGCTGAAATTTGTGTATCAATTTCTTCTATTTCTTCGTCTGTTTGTTTAAGGACATTCTTCCTTACCCACTCGACGGAGAAATATGTACCAATATATTCTGATACGGTGGTTAATTGTTCTACTCTTTCTTTTAATAGTTCAGCGTCTTTTAATTCAAAGAAGTGGTTATCGTCTGCAAAATCAAAGATAACGTGTTCTTTAATAGCGTCCCAATCTTCGATGGTAATAATACCCTTCAATACCAATTGGGTCTTTAATACATCTTGGAAGATACCACAAAATTTCTTACGAATTCTCTGAATAAACTTTGCGAATTTTACCTCATCTCTAGTAATTTCAGCTGACCGTCCCATATTGAAACCACTGTCAGTTATTAAACGAGAAATAGGAATATTCAAAGAACGCCAAAGTTTCTCTCTGAAATAGGTAACATCATCCATTTCACCTAGATTTTGGCCACCACCCAATGTAGTAATCTCTGTACCACGTCCACCTTCACGGCGTGGCAACCAGAAATCCTCTAACATAGACATTTGGTTACGGTCATCTTTGACCTCACCAGTGTTCGCATCGTATACCACTTTGTTGCGGTAACGATTCATAATATCTTTTAGATATTGTTCTGCTTTGGGTTTGGGTAAATTACCAACGTCTATATAAAAGATTCTACGTTCTGGTGCCCGACTAATGCGGTAAATCACCAACGAATCTTCCATCATTCGTAGTTGGTTTGTGGATTTAATTGCTTTGTGTAAGTGTCCGTATACCTGTTTGGTAGTTGGATTAAAAATACCAGATGTTACATAACAAATACTATCAGGTGCAATCTTTATACCTTGTTGGTTCTGTTGAAAACCTCCACCTGATCCTTGAAATGCTGGGTAGACACCCACCTCATTATAAACAAAGAACTCCTGAACTTTTTTAACCAAAGTAACTGCATCGGGTTTCTGTTTATCTTTTTCTACTACACGAACCTTCTTAATAAATTTAGGATCTATATACCGTAGTTCAGTTATACCTTTCCGAGGTGAACTTTCCTCTATCATTTTATGGTAGTGTATTCTACCATCTATATACCATCGCCTAAAAATATCGTGGCCTTTATGTTTCCACTCTAACAGACGTAGAAGTTCATTGAACTCAACGATAACTTTTTTCTTAATGGCGGGTGATAAACCAGTATGATCCAGATTTACTTTAACCGATATGTCGGTTTCATCCGCTGTGATAGCCTCCTGAACTATGTCCTCAATAGCTTGGTCACATTCAGGTGCTTCTGCGGTCGTGCGGTATTTACGAACAAGGTCCCAATCATTCTTTGCTGCACGGTCAACATTTACATACTGGCTAAAAAAGCCAGTACCGCCAGCAATATCTAGGGTACCTTCCTCGTCAGAAGGAGCGACGAAGGATTTACCCTTCGCCGCATCCTTTTTTCGTTTTATTTCGTATCCAAAAAAGTCTGCCATACATATATTTATACAACTTCAAACACTCTTTTAAATTATGACGATCCTATACCTGTTCCAACAATACCAGTTGTCATGTAATTAAATCGAAATGTTACACCATATTCTTCGATAATGTCATTGGTATCATATGCAAATTCAACAGGATCCAAAACCGTCGGCCAAACGTCATACAATTTTCCAGACCAGATTGTTTCATCATTTCTGTCTTTCTGCTGCACTAGAGCCTCTCCATAATAACTTCTAGGATTGGGACTTGCACCAGATGTTGAACCAATATTTGTAACATGGTTCATCCAAGATTCTAATGAAGCTCTAACTGACCAGTTAGCATCATTGAATACAGTAACTGTCCAAGCATCGTATGTACGATCACCAGCAACAAATACTTGACGACCACGATATGGTACAGTTACTTCTCCAACAGTCAAACCAGGCATCTGAGCTGTTCTGCACAAGAACGATAAAGCTTCTGAATCAACAGTAAAACCAGACAACGTAACCCTAAATTGGTTAGCTCGAGCACCGCCTCCAGCGAGTCGATTAACAAAACTATTTAAACTTGTAGCCATTGTTTATATCCTCCCTTATGCTCGACCAACAACTTCAGCGAAATCCACACCAGTGCGGGTTGCGATAAAGGTCAGTGTTATGAAGTTAATTGAGCGTGCGGGCTTCACATAGATGTCTGCACGGAATTCATTATTGTCTATGACTTGACCAGTGTTATTGGATTCGTCACAAACTGTTAAGAAGTCCGTAATACCTCTACGAGCCTGTACATCACGCAAATATGGATCTACCATTGCTTTAAAACTTTCTCTAGTAAATTCATCGTTGAATTCAAAGAGTACAGTTCTTGCCGCCAATTTACAAGCTTCCTCTATAGTGAGGAATAGACGACGAACATTGATCCTACTAAACGCACTATTCTTAGCAAGGCCGGTCTTATCACCAAATAGCATTGTTCCCTCTCCGGGGAATGTTACTACTGGATTAATACGAGCTCTATAAAGAGTATCACGTTCCGTTTGTGTTGGGTTATAAGCTAAACTTACAGAACCACGAATCTGCCCACGGGTAATACCAGCAGGAGACCACCATGGATCTTCAACTGCATCGGTTCTAGCACAAGCACCAGCAATATGTCCATTAAGTGGAACCCAACGCATAACATCATTATACTTATCGAACTGTTTTGTATAACCAGAATCGAATACTGTATAGGACGAACTATTCAAAGCATCAAAATAGCCCTTGACGTTAGTTGTTTGTGTATATGTTTTGGCAATATTCACAACATCACTGAAGTCTGGAGAGATAAAACCAACACAGTCTTTTCTCTTTTCAACTAGGTCTGTAATGAATACACCGTGAGTCGTTGTTCCGTTATTTCCTACGGAAGCCGGCCCAGCAATCAACAAGTTCATATCTTGTGTATCAGCATCTTCAAATAGTTTGTAAGCAAGTTGACGTTCACCTTCTGTCGGAGAAGAAGTATCACCTGCCCCTCCAGCTCCAGAAGATACATCAATCGCATTAGTAGCATCTGAAAATGTTGTACCTGCAGCTAAAGAACCCCAGTTAGTTGCACCACCTGGGTGATCCAACCAATAGATATAGGATGAGGAATCAGCAAGAACATCGACATAATAATTCTTTGCACCATCATCTGTTAAAGCATCTGATGCTTTTGACAAACCTTGCCATTTCTCCAGAACTGATCCAGCAACACCACTTATCTTAGAATCTTCATCAATGATAATGATATGTAATTCATCATTAACACCTGTACGATCCGATGCATAATCCGATGTTCCCGGAGCACTGTCAAATTGATCAGCAAACTCCCATTCACGGTCAACGTTTGCACCATTAGTAACAGCAGAAGCCAAACCTGTGGCACCTGTTGTAGGATAACGAGCGAATGTTACTGTGTTTGAAGCTATACCGGATACTTTATACTTCTGGCCATCAGTCTCTTGAAAATACAGAATATCTCCTACATTAATTCCAGCAGCAGAGGTAAGATCAAGAGTTGTGTTTCCAGCAGCAATAGAAGAATCTGCAACAGTGGTAACAGTAGTCTGGGAGAAAGCGGCCGCATCATTACAGAAGGAAACTTTTAAACTATTTCCCCACGTTCCAGCAGTCCTTGCACCCCAAATACCATTAGCTGCAGAACCATCATCGTATGGACCATTGCCTGTACCATCACCGTCTTGGTAATGGATTTTATTTTTGATTAGAAGTCCAGTACCGCCAGCTGTTGCATTTAACGCACCAGCAGTATTCATTCTAACCACCTTTAATGTATTACTGTACATTAAAAAGGATGCAGCACTAAACCAATATTGATAATTAGAAGTGTTAGGTTTTCCAAAAATGGCTACTAAATCACTTTCGGAAGAAACCGTAATAACTTGGTCAATAGGTCCTTGTACAGCAGTTATAGCAACCGCACCAATACTGGTCGGTTCACTTCTAACTGTAGTGGTTAAATCCTTTTCTTTTACAGCAACACCAGGTGAAACTAGATCAACCATTTTCTATTTCTCCTTGGTTATGTTTAATTTATAATAAAAAACATCTTTTCAATCTTTCATTAGTTATTTATGATTTTGTAGTTCTTCAAAACCATAGTTTTTGCACATTTGTATGAACACCCTTATAAATACTTAAAAAGAATATTGCACAAATGTATACCAAAGGAAGAAAATTAAGGGTCATTAGTACCTTCAAAGATAAAATGTGTGAGGTTTGTGGTGTAACAGAAGAACACTTACTCATGTGGTTTCCTCACCACAAAAAAATAACTCACTATATGTTAAGGTATGGAAGAAAAACCAAAGAGTATCAAATAGCTCAACAGTTGATTGAAGAAAGCTTTCCAGTTTGTATGCACTGTAAAGCTAATAAAGACTACAACAAATTAATAAATGAAGAACTTGATCCTAGATGGCCACATTAACGTCTATCTTCTTCAAAGAAATCTGGCATCTCAGTAGGTCTCCAATAATCTCCATCAGCATCAACAAATGGTACATCCACATCCTTTACACCAGTTTCTATAAAACCAAAAGGTGACATATCATTATCAATACTTTCTTTTTGAGTTTCATATAAACGTCTACGAATATCCTCATCAGTCAAATCTTTAAAGTATTGTTGGTCAGTCAACCAAGCAAAGAATACAAGACACATTACCAAATCATCTGTTGCACCTTCTTCAGCTTCAAAACTCTGAGCTTTTTGGACAAACGTAGATAGTTCTACAATAACATCAAAATCATTTACCTCTAGTTTATCACCTTCTAATAATTGTTTAAGATTAGAACACCCAATACGTTTAAGAGATTTGGTAGTTCTCACACCCAAATCTACTGTACCGTCACCAAATCCACCACCAACAACTTGACCCAAACGACCTCTCATCTGTGTCATTATTATATTTTCATAACCCATATCGTGGTGTAATGCATCCGCAACTTGACCACCTATATCATTTATCTCCACCAATAGATGAGCGTTATGATAATTCTTAGCTACTTGATAGATTATTTCTGGAAATACTAATGGTTTAATTTCATTATTTCTATACTTAGCAACCATCTTATAAGGCATATCAGTAATATCAATAACTACAAATGCACTATAATCATTCGATGAACCTCTAGATACATCAACCGATATGCAGTATTCATGGTCCTTTTCAGGTTGTACATAGACATCCAAACCACCACT